GAGACGGTCTCTCATCCAGCACTGATTGGAGGTCAAAATGCCATCGGGTTTTCAGAACAGATTCACGTACGGCTCACCGATTCGATCCTTCGGGACGAATTCGAGCGGCGTTACGTGGGATGTTCAGCGAACCCCCCTTATCGGGTACGAGGCCATTTATGGCTATCGTAGTGGCAAACGTGCCAAGGAAGTCTCACAAGCTGGCAATTATACATCCCTCGTTCGAAGTGGATCTCTTTCTGATCAGCTTCGACGTCGGACAGAGTTCTTGAATCAGCAGATTCGGGATGAGCTATTGCCTAACCAAGGCAATGCATCTGTGTTTTGTTACACAGGTGATACAGGTCATCCTCTGTCGATCTACAAACTCCGTGCCACCCAGATTCCGATACATGTGACCTACAGGTCAGGTGTTACGAAACTGGATGCGGACGTGTGTCTCGACCCTACGTTGCCCTATCCTGATTTTGCATTTCCTTTTGGAGATGCCTTCACGAATGGACAACCTACGCGTCGTTTCACGTATTTTGCCTGGCCGTCTGTCGGAAATTATCTTTCCGCTCCGGCCCCTAGCGTGTCCAACCAACTTATCTCGAATGTTGTTAAAAACAACATTGCGTCTGGAATTATTTCCAGTGCGAATCCCTGGAAACCTAAGGCGTCACTCGCTCAGACAATTCTCGAATTGTTGAGTGGTGATATCCCGACGGTTTTCACGAATCTTCGCAGATATGTTCAGGACCTGCAGAACCTTAAAAAGTCTGCAGGCTCCGACTGGCTTAATATCCAGTTCGGTTGGGTCCCTCTTGCGAATGACATTCGTGCAACAGTACAGGTGCTTCTGAAGCTCCATATGCTGCTGTACGGTCAGTCAGACTCGTATAGAAGGACGAGAGGTGGTGATTTGGGTTCTTGGGCTCGTGTTGTTGATACACCCTTTAGCAGGGGTCTCAGCTTCAATTCGCCTTTGAACACAACCAGTGGTAGTTCACCTTATCTAGTGAATCCTACCGGAGGTTCGCCTTTGTTGGCTCCTCCCCCTATCCCTTCTGGGTTAGGCGACTGGTCCCGCTCATGTAGAGTACAGGCAGATTTTCGTTTCTCCGCCAAGTATCACCGCGGCGCTCGGCCTAACAGCCGGGAGCGTGGTTTTCTTGAAAGAGCAACGGAACTGCTTGGGCTGGAAGTTACACCAGCTGTACTCTGGGAGCTCACTCCTTGGACTTGGCTTCTCGACTGGGGATCCAATCTCGGGTCCGTAGCATCGAATCTTTCGTTGCTCGACTGGTCGAATGTCCTGCTAGATTACGCGTATCTGACTTTTGTGGTTAAAACCACTGGGTCGGTATCAGTCAAACTCCCCTTTACCCAGATTAGTTCTACCACTTCTGTGGATAAAACTTATCTGGTACAAGGCTTTGAGTCGATTGAGAAAGTACGCGAGCAGGCCAGCCCTTACGGGTTCAGTGTGAGTTGGGACGGTTTAAGCCCGTTTCAACTCTCCATTCTAGCGGCCCTCGGCATGAGCCGAGGCAGATAGGGATTCACCCTGTCCGCTGGGATTCGTCATGAGATGGCAGGTTAACTTCCTGCGCGCTCCTCTGACAAACTCAATTGAAAATCGGGAGTACGGCGAGTTTGATACTCGATCCGGACCCCCTCAACTGAAAAGGAGAGATTGTGGCATTTTCTGATCCTCAGTCTGTTACCATCGGAACTACGCCTGGAGCTGTCTCGCTTCCCCGTACGAATACGGGATCGAACGTTGGTACTTTTACCAACTACGATAGCAAGACTATCCTCAAGGTGCAGACGAACTACGGAAAGCGGACTCGCCGTGAGGCGCGTCTTGACTTCTCGAAGATCGTGACCGACCCGCTTGTCTCTACGACAAACGTGTTGGTCTCTGGGACTGTTCGACTCAACATCGACGTCCCTCCGACGGGGTTCTCGGCCGCTGAGCAGAAGGACCTTGCGGTCGCTCTGCTCACTTGGCTTACTGCCAGCACTAACGCTAACCTTATCAAGGTTATCGCTGGCGAGAACTGATCGCTGTGGAAGACATCCTTCAGGTTGCCTTCTTTACCGTTATCTGCCTACTTGTAGGTGGATTCGGAGCGATTTCTCTTATCGGTATTTCGGTTTTTGCAAGCCGGAATAAGGGATAAGAGGACTGATCAGATAAAAGGTCACAACTGGAACACCGAGCCCTTTGAAAGGGGACCCATGTTGAAAAGCCAGTTTGATCTCCACTGTGCGCTGGTTGAAGACCAGTTAGCACAGCAGGGAATCAGTGCCCATCGGGACTTGTTGACATTCAAGTCCAGGTATCAAGAGAGAGGAATGGAGTTTTTAACCATTCTTCTTCCCAGATTCGGGAAAGACCTTGAACGGTCTATCGAATCTGGCTCGATTACTCGTGATTCATTCTCCGGTTTTTCACGGAGGGGGGGTCGCGATAAAGACAGAAGGCCTGCTTTCTTGGGCGATCTGTTCAATCGAGTCTTTGATACTGATGGCGCTCTTCTCGAGCAGCCTGATTGGAAAGCCATTAGGGCCATCCGACAGATCTGTGGTTTTCACGGCAAGCTCAAGGAGCTTTGCAGTGAGGACAGGATCCTGGATGCCTATAGGCAGTACATTCAGACTGATAATGAGATTGCATCGACTGTTGCCACATCTGCAGACTTTGAATGGTTTGCAGATGTCAGTCATGCAATCTGGGGCCGCGTTATTGGACGTATCTCAGCTGATGTTATGGCTGAGATAGTTCCGAAGCACGGACCTGGAGCGGTCGCTGATAAGCTTACCTCGAATGGTAAGTACAGCGATCTCAGTTGGACAGAACGGCTTGACCGTTACTTTCCGATTGAGAAGTATGTCATTCCTGGGTTCTCATTCTTCGAACTCTTGAATGACTTTCCGCTCTACTCCCCGGCGCAGGAGCCCCCTTCTCGGGTGATTCCTGTTCCTAAAACGATGGAAAAACCTCGTCTCATTGCAGCGGAACCTGCGCACCTTCAAAAAGTGCAGCAAGGTATCCTTACAGTGATGACAAGGCATCTGGGAGACCATCCTAACATAGGGTGGCTTGACCAGACACGAAATCGAAAGATGGCACTACGGGCTAGTAAAGACCGTAGTCTTTCGACACTTGACCTCTCTGAGGCAAGTGATCGTGTTTCCATGCGGATTGTGAAGAACCTGATCAAGTTCAACGAGTATTTTCTAGGTGTTACCCTAGCCGCTCGTTCACAATCTGCCGCGCTTCCGACAGGAGAACGAATTCTCCTTAAGAAGTTTGCGTCTATGGGGAGTGCGATGACCTTTCCCATTGAGTCTATGGTCTTTTGGACTATAGTCGTGATGGCGGTCTGTCGCTCTCGAGGAGAGTATCTTCCAACTAAGCAGATCCTTTCGGAGCTGCAGGAAGATGCCAGTGTCTATGGGGACGACATCATTGTCCCCGTGAGATACACCCAACCTGTTATTGAACTCCTTGAGCTTTTTGGGCTCAAGGTCAACCGTGCCAAGTCTTTCACGAATTCTCATTTTCGTGAAAGCTGTGGTGCGGAGTTCTTCGATGGTCACGATGTGACCCTCGTCCGGTCCCGCAAGGGTCTACCGGAAAACAGGCAGCACGTTGAAGAGATTACTTCTCTCGTAGCCATGCGGAACCTCTATGCTAACGCATATGGTCCGACTGGCTTCGTCAAAGTACTGGATGACTACATCGAGGGTTTGATCCCCTTCCCTGTAGGCACTCCAGAAACTCCAGCGTTAGTCAAGTGCTCGAAGTACGACCACTTGTATGAAGACAGATGGCTTGACTGTTTTGAACCGGGAGGCTCAAATCAGTCTTATACCTCTGCCACATACAAATGGCAAGCTTCGATGCAGCGTCTCCTTGTCAGAGCCGTTGCACCCGTCTATCGTAAGAAAGACGATGTACTTGACAACTATGGTGCTCTTCTGAAGGCCCTTACTACTCCCTTCCAGGAGGATAAGGACCATCTCAAGCGTGCTGGGCGTCCCGTGTCTGCCAAATTAAAACACGGCTGGTACCCACTGAACGGTTAGCTTCCCTTTCTCCCCAGGGGGAGTGAAGCTGTTCATTGGTATGCCAGGGCCTCCTAGTCGGAGGAGTCAACCTCACGGTTGGCTGGTAGAGGGCCTTGAGAGGGCCGTTAAGCC